AAGTATTGCTCTCATTTAAAGTATTGCTCTCATTTAAAGTATTGCTCTCATTTAAAGTATTGCTCTCAATTGAAGTTAAATTTTTTGAAGTACTATTATTTATTTTAAGACTATATAACATATATTGCTTGATTTCATTTAAATCAACATTTTTTAATAATTCTTCTTTGTTTAAACAAATCATCTTTAATTACTTGTATTAGTAGTAGTAATATCTTTATTATCTTTAAAATAAATTGTTTGCAAATTTCTTTTCAATTTTTCATCTTTATTTATGTCGCTTTCCTGTTTTTTAATAAATTCAATATAATTACATATAGTTTTATAAACCGATACAGATATTTTATTTAAATTTACAAAAATACCATTACTGTTTTCATTTAAATAAACATTATTTGTTTTTAATATTTTAGCAATTTCTATATGATGACTATTTTCTAAAGAGTCAATTATTTTACATAATTTAATCAAATCATTAGAATCTATATTATTATTCTTATTTGAATCAATAATATTTGAATCAATAATATTTGAATCAATAATATTATTTTTACACGTTATATTTATGTCTTCGCTTTCAAGAGTTTCCATAATAGTGATTATTACTCATAAAAAAATACCTTTAAATAAATTTTATATATAAAACTATAAAATGTCATTTCTATAATCTTTTATTTGTTTTGCCTTTGATTTTGATATTTTAATTGTAAGTTTTTTCCCACCAACTTTATCTTCAATTTCTTCGGATTCTAATTCATTTTTCAATGAACTATAATTATTAATACTAATTAATTCAGCAATTATACTAATATATTTATCATTTAACTCATAACGTTGTCCTAGTATGCGAACTTGTATAATATCATTTTCTTTTATATGTGAGAAAGATTCATTATCGTAATGATGATCACGCGCTATAAAAATAATATATGGACTAACTTCATCATCTACAATTAGTTCTGCCCGAACTCCTACTTTAGTTATTGATTTTGTAATACAATAAATTAATGTGGACTCAACCGGATTTGTTATTAAACATTCAAATACACACTCAAATAATATTTTATTATCGAATAATTCTCCGCTGGAATATGTTAATAATTTAACACTATTATTTTTAACATATCCTTCTTTAATGCATTTTCCTTCATTCAATTTTTGTATTTTTGTTTCTAGTATATTAAATAATTCAGCATTAACTTCCTCATATTTTAATACTGTTTTTTGCGTTAACAATGAACGAATATAAACATGTGAATTGTCTAATGTTGTTTTCTTGATTGATGATTTTTTACTTTGTATTTTAGACATTAGATTATATATATTATAAATTTAATCTTTAAAAGTATTTCAATTATATAATAAAATAATTTTTATTATATTTTATTATATTTTATATTTTATATTTTATATTTTATATTTTATATTTTATATTTTATATTAAATCATTAATTTGTGCTTCAGAGAGATTTAAAAACCACCGTTTATTCTCTATTTTTTGTAAATCATACAATCTAAAATACAATTCTTGTGCTGCGCAGAAATTTTTTTGATTTAATTTTTCACCCTTCTCCAATTTTTTCCCTTTTAATTTCTCAATTATTTCATCTTTTACTCCTAGAGCAACAAATATTTTTTCACTATTAAGTTTTCCGGCTTGTTCGCAACGAGCCCCTTTGTTTGATCCGGTTTTTACTTTAAAATCTGTCACCAATTCTTTAGTTATTTTTTTATTTTTTGATAAGAATCCTAATGGGACCGCAATTTGTGAAGTAGTTATTTTATTTGATATAATAATATTATCAAAATCATTATAGTCTTCGGATTCGGCAATAGTTAGTGTTAAATTTGAAGTCTCTAAATTTGTTTTACTTAAAATATATAAAGTGTATTCTCTAAATTCACTTTTAGTTGGTATAAATAATGCTTTCAATTTACCATTATTTGTTTCTAAAAATTTGCTCTCATAATAAGTTAATAAATCTTTTTCAAAATTTGTTAATTCGCTATAACCATTATTTAATAAATAAATAACTAATAAAACACTTTTATTAAAGTCTAAATCATCTAGTAGTATATTTATTGCTAAAATATTTACTTCACTATTTGTTATAACTTTATCCTCTTTTAATATATCGATCATTTTGCCATAATAAATATATTTATTGTCTTTTAATAAATATTCGCTTTTTGTTGGTATATATTCTGTTATTATAAATTTGTAGTTGCCTTCTAATTCTGTAATAATTGATTTAACAAATGCTATATTTTTTTCAGTTAGTTTATCATCTACAGCACTTTGACTTAATACTATTTTAGGAATACTTGCTTTGGTCTCATATTTTGGTTCTTCTTTTTTAACAATATTTTTTTCTTCTTCGTTAAATAGATTAAAATCATCTGGAATAGCCACTTTTATAGCATTTGGTTTTATCATTAATCCATTAGATCTTTCAAAAAGCGTGGAGTCGGTGTTTAAATTTAATGGTTGAAAAATATATAAATCATCTAAATAATCTTTTTTTAAATTAGTTACGCTAATATGTATTAATTTTCCTTGTGTATTATATTTATCACTAATAAAAATATTCTCATTATTAACTAATTCATTTAAAGCATTGTTAATATGCACTAATGGATATTCTTTAAATGTATATATATAGTTAATTATTTCTCCCTTTGTGCGAAAATAATATTCTTTATATAGATCTCTCACAAGTTTAGTAATAACTTCATTATTTGTTTTCAAAAATGATTCATTATATGAAAATAAGTCTATTTTACTTTCTCCATATTTTTGAGTATATTGTTCCAATGAAGGTTTACAAGTATATGCACAGTTAGTCATGTAATCACATAATGGACTATTTGATTTATCTCCAATTGAGTATGTAATTGATTTAGAATTTGAGAGAGCAATAGATAATTTTTTATTCAAATAGGTTTCGTCAAATTTTTGTTGCTCATAATTCAAATGACAATCTATGCTATGTTCTTTTAAAACCCTTGTAATGTTTCCTATTATTTTAGCCTTTTCCTCTGCTTTTCTATAAATTAATAAATCAACAGCTTCGTTATTATTAGATAACAATGTTCCGTGCATAAATATTTGAACATTTCGTTTATTTAAAGGTAAATCTTTATGACTACATGTTCTAACAGCGCGACCAATAATTTGTTCTTCTCTATTTATATTATACCATGGTTCCAAAATATGTATTTGTCTAATATACTTGAAATCTAAACCTTCACTACCCGCTGCTGATAATAAAATCACTTTAACATTTTCACCATTAACATTATTAGAATCCGTACATGCTTTTAGATCACTTACAATATCAGGAGAAATATTACTATTTCCACTTATGATCACATATTTAGCACCTCTAAATTGCTGTCCTAATTGTAATACTTCTGATTTTTTTTTATAAGTATTAACATCTAATTCTTCGCTTGGTGGATTGGCAAAAAGCGATTTATTATTTCCATAACGTGTAAATCCTTTTGCTTCCAAAGCAAGTGCTATGGGTATTAATCCTGAATCTATAAATTGTGAATATACTATTGCTGGACCAGTAGAACCCAATAACGAATCAATTAGAGCTTTAATCTTGAAACTATATTTTCCAATATTAGTATAATCAAACATATTAATAGGCATATTTTTCAAAAATTCACTCTTGAATTTATAATTATATCTAGATTTAGGTGCTTGTGTTTCTTCATAACTCATAATATTATTAATAGCAGATTTTCCAACAATTGTCTTTATGTTAATTAAAGCGTTTATTTCCTCAATATTTATATTTTGCACTAATTCTACAATATTATTATTATATGAAATCATTTTATCATTAAAATAAGTTTCTAACTTACTATTAGGAAAAACCACATTTAAGCACTCTAATGGTTTTTGTAATAATGTATATCCAAAAGATTCCATAGCATTTAGTTTTTCTTCATCAAATTTTGATATGTTATTTTTTAGAATAATATTATATACAAATTCTTGATATGGTGATATATTTGTTTCATTTACATAAACATCAAATAGCATGATTGCTTCTTTTAATGGATTAGCATTTATTTTGAATTCTGGGTATTTTTTATTTAAAATACTATTAGTTTTTGAAAAATCATTTGGTAAAATTCTAAACGGAAAACTTAATGGATTATCGCCTTTTATATAACTTATATACCCGTTTATTTTTCTTGTAAATAGTTCTAATCCTACTTGTGTGCCGTCGCTATTTACAAGAAAACTTCCATCATTAGCAAACACATCTTTCAATTCTATAATTGATCGTCTGTCGTTCAAATTTAATATATTAATTAGAAAAATTATTTCTTTATAATCATTAAACATAGGTGTTGCCGACATAAACAACAATTTCAAATTATCCACATTTTTGACCAGTTTTATTAACTCATTTGAAACTAATTTATTGCTATTATCTTTAGATTGACGAATATTATGTATTTCATCAATTATAATTAATCTATTACCAAAAAATTTTTGTAATTTATTTTTTATTAATATTTGCTTTTTCTTTGAATCTAATGTGGCTAGTGATTGATTTGAAATATTTGATTTCTTCATTATTAAATTGGCAAATTGCGTATATCCCATAAATAAGTAATAATTATTTATAATATTTTTAACAATTTTTATTACTTTGTCGCGTGTAAGGTTTTTCTGTATCATATTGATTTCGTCTAAAATATTTTGACCAGCACAATTATTAATAGTCCATACTCCATTTTGTTCTTCCAATTTTCGCTCATCAAACAATTGTAAATAAAAATTTTCTTGAACATTTGGCGAAGCAACTATTATTATTCGATCATTATAACCCATAAATTTTAAATATTTTCTTGTTTCTTCAGCAACACCTATTGCCGAGCAAGTTTTTCCTGTTCCTAGTCCATGATATAATAATAACCCATTATACGGAGTATACATTGAAAGGAAATTTTTTATAAATTTTTGATGTGGTGCTAATTCAAAATCTTTATTACAAATTTCATTGCTTTGTTTCTCAAAATCAAAGTCTTCATCTATTTTGATTATTAATTTATTTTCTTTAAATTCTTCTTTGTTTGCTATCTTAATATTTAAAAACTCGTCATCCAAATGTGGATATAAATATTTATAGTTAGTATCAAAAGAATCATTCAATTCTTTTGCGTTCAATAATTCAACAGCATTATTAAAATATTTATAATCTGTTAATGTATTCAAATTTTTTTCTAACATTTCCAGTTTAGTTTTGTCTAGTTTGTTATTGTCAAATTTATTTATATTTTCTCTAAATAATGATACTAATTCTTCGTTATTTTTTTTCTTAGTTTTATCTTTTTTTATCTCTGGATTTCCTTTAGGTTTTATAAATGTTTTCTCATCTTTATCTTCTTCTTCTTCATCTTCTTCATCTTCTTCATCTTCTTCTTTTGTTTCGCTTACGCTTAATTCTTCATCTTCTTCATCTTCTTCTTTTGTTTCGCTTACGCTTAATTCTTTTTCTTCTTCATCTACTTCATCTTCTTCTTTTGTTTCGCTTACGCTTAATTCTTCTTCTTCCATAGTTTCCTTATTTAAAGACATTGGAATATTGACTAATGTTCCATCGTTTAATTCGGTCTTACTAATTTTGATCATTACTATATATTAAATATATAGTTTATAACTTTTTAATAATTTATTTAAATAATTAATAATTTTCTTTTTTTCATAGTTATATTCTCTAATATACTTATTTACATCATCTATTGGAATCCATTTTATTTCAGTAATTTCATATATTTGATAATCATTTTTTGGTTGATTATTATCAACAATAATACCAACAAAATATTTATGTTTATATGATTTATAATTAGAACCACTAAAAATTTCTTCATATGGAACTATATTATTAATTATTATAATATCATTTTTTTGATAACCTGTTTCTTCTTCAAATTCTCTTAGCCCACATATAATATCTTTTTCTTGATAGTTGCGTCGCCCCTTCGGAAATCCCCATTCTGGTTCTTCATAATTTTTATCACATAAGTCAATAATAGATTTCAAATTATAACTTTCTAAAATATTAGAATACCCTTGTTTCAAATTTGTAAATTTGATCTTTGAGGTTTTTTCTTCGTTTTTATAAGAGTTGTTGGTATTATAATTCCACAAATATTGCCATATTGTATCAAAATCATTATTTAATATATAATTTCTCTCATTGTTAGTCATATTATTTAACAAATTTTTTATATAGTTTTTATCTTCAATAGAATATTTACCACGCATAAAATCTACAAATGATAACGTGTCTTTGCGTTTAATAATTAATAGTTCAATAGAGTTTTCAAATACATTTAGCGCACTATTATGTTTTTTTACAATTCTAATAGGAATAATACCTATACTAGTAATAGGTACTTTACATTGATGAAATAGATGTCCTAATTTGCCACAATTATTACAAAAATATTGTTTTTTTATATTCATATTATTAGTTATAATAATTAATAAGAATGTTTTTATATAATTTATTTATTTACTAAAGTCATTAACTTATTACAATTAATGTGATTAATTTTAATATACCAAAATTATAATATGTATAACGCAAATCATATATTTAATCCAATTATATGGGGTCCGCATTATTGGTTTGTATTATATACAATTGCTTTATCTTATCCATTACATATTAATGATTGTACCAAAAAAAAATACTACGACTTTATAACAAACCTACCTCTTTTTTTGCCAGTTTCTGATATCGGGGGTGTTTTTAGTAAATTTTTAGATGCGTATCCTGTAACCCCATATTTAGATTCAAGAGAATCATTTTCAAAATGGGTCCATTTTATACACAATAAAATAAATATTTATTTAGGTAAGCCAGAACTAACATATTATGATGCTTTAAACAACTATTATGAAAACTATAAATTAAAAGAAGTTAAAAAAAATGACGAGCGCAAAAATAAAGAAAAATATGTTTTTGGTGCTTTAATTATTATTATTATCCTAGTAATAATATATTTATATATTAAATATTAATATTATGAAACTAGAATTATTTATTTTTTTTATAACTATTTTTGTATTAGCAAATACATATTTTGAAGGAAAATTAATTAATAAACTCAAACACTATCAAAAATATTACAAAATGGTATTTTTTGCTTTCATTGGATTATGTGTTTATTTATTTATAAAAAAAAATCCGGGAAACTACAAAGAACTTGTATCTCATGCCAACAGTTATATAAAATATTTACCAATCGATAGGAATACAGCAAGTTTCATAACTCCTATTATTGATCTAACATCTAAATCAATAACTAGTGAATTAAATAATAATTTTAATTTTTCCAGTTCAGTTAATAATCAACAAACGCAAAATTTATTAACTTCAATAAATAACAATCAAAACTATTTATCTAAACAACAGCAAAAAATACTGTCTTCTGGTAATATGACAACAAAAAGAAGTGTAAGTGAAACAAAAAAAAAATATGTAGCTGCTTCGCAAAACTGGCATTGTAAGCATTGTAAGAACCAATTGCCCGCATGGTTTGAAGTAGACCATGTTAAAAAATTAGAATACGGAGGTTCAAATAATATTGATAATTTAGAAGCATTATGTCGAGATTGTCATGGTAGAAAAACTGCTTTTGAAAATTTATAAATAACAAATCAATAATAGATAATAAATAATAGATAATAAATAATATACTTATAATGTAATATATTATTTATGATTGGTATGAGTGATAAAAAATCAACTAATGTTAAACCAATTGATAATACACCTAATGAGGGTGGTGTTTTTCAGTTTATTAAAAGTAAAATTTACTATTTTGTAATTGTGGGAATATTAGTGCTAATATTAGGATTATTCTATTATTTAAATAATAACCAAGACGTATTTCAAATAAAAGATACTAAACACGAAATATTCTGGTGGATATTTTTAATAGCGTTTTGTATATATACTTTTGTATTTATTGCTCATCAACACAGACAAAACGCTAGTCCTGGTAGTATTAAAATCAATTCCAGTTATTTAAACATGTTTAAAAATCTTGGAATTTTGTTATTTATATTAATAATTCCTTTATTACTAATAAATCATTCAATAACTTCAGACAGATCCAACAATATTTTTAATGTTATGCAAGGATTTTTAGGAACACTAATAGTTATTGTTATTTTAGCAATAATAGCAAAAGTATTTTCTATTCGGCAAACAAGTCCAGAAAAACCCCCTTTAATTAACGAAGATTCACCTGTTGTAAAAATATTATCTACAATAAAAAATATTATATTCTTTATTCCTTGTTTGCTAGTCATATTAGTAGATGAAATACATAAAGACATAAAATTAACTCCATCTCCTGTTTATTTATTATTTTTTGTTTTATTAATCCTAATAACACTAATATTTGTGTTGCCTATTATGTTTAAATATTTCGCAAAACACAATAAAAACGATGTTTTAGCAGGGGAAGGTCCTTTTTATTTAAATGAGAAGAAAACTTTAGGAAAATATCAAAACTTGGATAAAAATATTACTAATAATATTATTATTCCAAATTTTAATAGTAATTCTAATGTTGAAACCAAACCTTTAGAAAACAAAATGACGAAATTACTTTCATATTTTAATGAAAATTCATTAAATAATAGGTATAATGAAGCTGGTTCTAGAGAGACTACTTCTACAGAAAATATTTCTAATGAAAAAACCGTAAGAAATGAATATTATAATAGCAAAAATAACATTTCTGATAATACTCAAGGATACGATTTCAAATTATTTTCAAATGATTTAAACACTAAATATAATGTAGGAGCAAAATATTATGATCCTTCAAAAATTCATAACAAATTCCCATATAATTATACTTATAGTTTAAGTTTTTATATTTATATAAATCCACAACCTACTAATACATCTATTGCTTATACAAAAGACACCGAATTATTTAATTATGGATTTAAACCAGTTATATATTATAATGGAAAATCTAGAAAAATTATTATAAAATCTCGAACAATAAGTAATAAAGCAGACCAATTGGATACTATTTATGAAATGACAAACGTAAAACATCAAAAATGGATATCTTTTGTTATTAATTATGAAAATAATAATATAGATATTTTTATTGATGGAAAATTAGTAGGTTCAAAAAATAATATTACGCCTTACTTTGTTGGTGATAATGTAACTATAGGAGAGGACGATGGTATATATGGAAGTATTAAAGAAATATTTTACTTTGATAAAATAAAAACTCCTGACTCTATACAATTTTTATATAGTTTAACCAAAAACAAAAATACAATTTAGAAAAATACAAAAATACAAAAATACAAAAATACAAAAATACAAAAATACAAAAATACAAAAATACAAAAATATTAAAACATTATAATATTTTTATATATTAATATTTTATAATGAGCACTATAAATATAATTATTATAGTAATTCTTCTTTTAGTATTATTTTGGGGATTAAACAATATATTTTTCAAAACAAACATAATTTACGACAAAATGTGTGAAGCATCAAAACAAGACACCTCTACTTCTGGAACAGAATCTAGTACTCTTAACATAATAGCCGCCAAAGATATACCAGATACAACTTCTTCTAATTTTATGTTAAGTGTTTGGTTTTATATAGATAACTGGGGCCAAAATATTTCAAAAGAGAAAAATATTTTATATATGGCTACTGCGAGCAATTCTCGAACAGCAACTGGTTTATCATCAGCTGTTTATGGTCTTAGCACAAGAGTAGCATTAGATACACCTTTGCCAACTAGTGTTCTACCAAAAAATATTAACATAGCATTAGACGAATATGAAAATAATTTATTTATAGATATAGAATGTTTCCCAGATAAAGCAAGTGAAAATGGAAAAACTATTTATACTAGATATAAAATACCCAATATATCAGTTCAAAAATGGAATAATTTAACACTAAGTGTCGATACCCGAACATTAGATGTATATTTAGATGGTAAATTAAGAAATTCATTTATTATGCATGGATTATATAAAAATTACTATGACAACACGGAAATTAAAAAACATATATATTTAGGATATGCACACACCGCGAATATTGGTTTTGAAGGTTTTATAACCCGCGTTCGCTATAGCGGTGATGCTATTAATCCACAAGATGCTTATAATATTTACAAAGAAGGCATAAACGCATCATTGGTCCAGTCATTGTTTAATAAATATAGCTTAAAAGTAAGCTTCTTAGAATATAAGACTGAAAAAGCAAGTTTCCAAATTTAAATAAAATATAATAAATTATAATATTTTATATTATTTATATTATTAATATATAAATAATATAATATGAATGCTAATGAAGGAATATTTGGAAATATTAATAAATATTTCAAGACAGCAATTCCATACGACACACAAAAAAAAGTAGGCGAGGTTGGTGGATTTTTATCTTCAAATACAATGATTGCCAGAGTGACTTTCTTATTAGGAGTAGTTATTGTTTTTTCAATACTATTTTATATTGCGAGTAGAGTAATGTATTATCTTCTCTCTCCATCGGAAACACCATATTTAATTTCCGGAATGAAAGATGCCGGCGAAGCATTAACTATTACTCAAAACATAGGAAACAAGCAAGCAATTCCTATTTTAAGAAGTTCGAACCAATATGGCGGTATTGAATTTACATACTCATTTTGGATATATGTTAATAATATAAATTATAATGAACAAATAGATTATAAACATGTATTTAATAAAGGTTCGCCTCCAAACACGCCCGGAGAATCAGGAACCGCTACTGGTTTATTTGGACCAAATAATAGTCCAGGTGTTTATTTATATACTGGAAAGAAACCTTTAAGCAATGACAGTTTAGCAAATAATTATCCTATTTTAGGAATGTTAGTAAGAATAAATGTATTTCATAACAATGAGAATAACACATATTATGATGATATATATGTTGACGCAATACCAATAAAAAAATGGGTAGGTGTTATTATACGAATAACATCCCAAAACATATGTGATATTTATATAAATGGTAATTTAGCAAAACGCCACAAATTATCTAATATTGTTAAGCAAAATTATGATAATTTATATGTAAATTATAATGGTGGATTTGCTGGTAATTTATCCGATTTAAAATATTATAATTATGCTATTGGAACTTTAGAAATTGATTCATTAACTACTAATGGACCAAGTCTTAAAATCAAGAAAAATAGCAATATTGAAAAATCAAAACCCCAATATTTGTCTTCACATTGGTATTTTAATGATACTGATGTTTTAACAAACTAACAAACTAACAAACTAACAAACTAACAAAATACAAAATCAAAAATACAAAAACAACATATAGTCGTAGTTAAAAGTTATAATTTTAATTATCCATAGTTATAAATATATATATATATTAACTATGGATATTTCAGGTGCTAAAAGTAATTATATTATTTTGTCAAACAATATAATAAACGGTAAAAATATTGGAACCAATTTATATATAAAAACAAATATTATCAATCTAAATAATAACAATAATTATGATATTAGTTGGCAAAACATTTTCCAAAATTTAAATACTAATTATAAAAATAGAATATTCTTGAGCGGAACAATACACAATTCGCTATTGGGTGTTGCTACTTCTAATTCTTGTTGTTTAATTACCAAAAATAATATAAAAAATAATGTGAAATTTATTTATGATTCGTCTACTAATATAAATGGTAAAATAGCATTTGTAAAAAATTTAGACATTGGTGATAATTCACTCAATTACTTATTTAATGATCTAAGCAATACATTTTTTGAAAATAATAAATCAAACAATATAGATAATTCCTTTAATACTATTTATAATAATCGCTACATATATCATTTAAATTATTATTTTAGTAAGTCTGATATTTATAAAATAAATAGTAGGGATTATTTATATAAATATGCTAATGAATTAAGTAATAATTTAGTAATATCAAATACTATTTCAAAAGATATATCTTATAATAAAATCGGTTATATTATTAATAATATAGTTAATGACTTTTCTTTCATAAATACTACAATAGATAGTTCTAGTGTTATAAACTTTAATATTAATGATTATAGAACTCTACTTATAGATAATAATAATAACAACACTAATAACAACAATAATAATATAAGTAAATTAGAAACGAATGTTAATTATTCAATATATCGCAATATGTTGTCTTACAATAAACTCACATTAGATTATAAACATGTTAATTATTATGATATTAGTTTAAGTAATAACTTTAATTTAAACAATACTAATTCAAAAGATATTTCTTATATAAACTTACATAATAGTGTTATTAAGACTTTCCTTATTAGAACCAATAATTTTAGAACATTACCTAATATAAAGCGCAATAGCAAGATTATTTTTAATCTAAAAAATATATATCTTAATAATGTTAAAGTTTTGGATAAAAATAGCAATTTTTATTTCAGTCAAATAAATATTAATGGTCAACCAAAAACTTTAACAGATGTTTCAAATACTATGTTTATAGCATTGGGTAATCAATTAACTGGAATAACACAGCACGATATATATAATCATGTGCATTTGGTTTATAATTCTAATCAAAAATTGATTATTAAAATTAAAAAAAATATAAATACAATAAATATAAACACTAATTCAAAATTCGCTTCTCTTATACCTAGACTAAATAATTATTACTTGCTTGATATTCCATTAAATTATACAAATAATAATAATAATAATATTATCAGTCATAATATTAATAATACAATACAATTTAACAATGCTTTATACAGTAATATAGATGTTAATGTAGGCAAAGTTTTTAATTTAGATTTTAACAGTTATTTTAATGCTCTAACAAATAATTATTTCAAAAGTAGTTTTAACAACTTGGCAGCTTTAAATAACATTAATAATAATATATATTCAATAAGTGCTGAACTAGTAAATTCAGCAATAAATGTAAAATTTAAAAATATAATAAAAGTTCCCGATACTACAAAATTATTAAACAGAAAAGAGTTGTTAGAAGGTATTTTCCCACAAAAATTCGATAACGGTTATGATTTAAGATATAACTACAATGAATATTTTTATATATATAACGAGTTAGACTTATTGTTATTGCTTAATGCTTTCAAAGTAAATAACAATTATTTTTTAGATTATTATGGATACGGTTATGGTTTATTAAATTTTTATAGTTTAACAATTAATAATTTAGTTAAAACTAGTGGGGCAAGTGATTTTACCAATGTAGATTGTATTTATATTTATCATGATCCTGTTAATGATCCAGATGAACGATTTAGATATCCTAATAATAACATTGAAATAAAATTTGACACTGAGATTGATACATTATCAAAAGCAATTGAACAGTATCGTGGAAGCGGCAGAAGCACATCAACTACAAACGCTGCTTTTGTTCCAGCACAAAATGGCAGTAATTTATCGAGAAAAATGATACAGGGCATTATTGGGTTAAATAATATTCCGAAATTATTATCTATTGAACCATATGATCCAAATTTTATAAATGGTAGAGGGTTTGCTAATCAATATCAAATTACTGATAATTGTATTGAATCTAATTGTGATAAACTTGCTGTTAAACAAAACGCAATAAAACACGATTCGGTAAAAAACAATAAACTTTTTGCGTCGAATTCACTAAAGAAACAAAATTTTGTCAATATAGTTAAATCTAGTGTTCGTAATAAATTATCGCAAGAATGTATATCAAAAATACAATCTGCTAATCCACCAGCAATCAATATACCATGTAATAATAGTACTTATGTAAAAAAAACAACTCCTTTTGTATTGTTTGCTAAGGGTAAAGGAAAATATTTAGGACCATAATATTAATTTTTATCAATTTATATAGATAAAAAATTAATAACTTAATACCTCATGATAATATAGGACGTTGATTATTTTCAAATACCATAGGATAAGGCATTATAATTGTTTGTTGCCTATCAAAAAAATCTTTAAATTCTAGATTTGTAATACTTGGAATGACTGGTTCGTATGGAGTTTCTAAATTAGTTGATCCAATGCCTCTTAATTGTGACTCAATATCTATAGAATTGCTAGATAGTGCTTCTCTAGAAATATGACTTGGCATATATCCTAATGAGGGAATACATTCACTAATAGGTCTTCCTGTGGATGAGTGCAAATATATATTTTCACGAAATAATTTATCGGTGTTTGATTTTTCTAAATTGTAATTCAACTGAGTATTTTTATTTCTTGTTGAAGTCATAATATTATTATATAATCTAATTTATTATTTTTATTATTTAAATTTTTATTATTTTAAATTTTTATTATTTTAAATAACATATTTGCAGTTTATGAGAAATATGAGAAATATCCTGTATCCTTGTTAATACATATACGGTTTATAAAATATATATTATAAATAATTATTTGTTAGCATGATCAAAATGTGTAAATTTCGGGAAAATAAATTTCAGAATTTTTTTGGAAAAAGGACATTTATAAATGTCCAATTTTATATATATTTAACCTTTTATAGAATTTTAAAAATAATGTTTTGAAAAACACATTTAGACCATTAAGGTCTTATTTCATATTTTTAATCATAAAAAAAACACACCATACTTTTTTTAAAAAAATAAATTTACAAAGAAAAATATTTAGGGGTTTTTTAATATATCCTATAATGGTATATAATGGATACACAAATTTTACCCCAAAAACCCCAAAATTTCACTTGTGTAAATTGTGAGTTCGTATCGTGTAATAAAAAAGATTATGTCAGACATTTATTAACCCTAAAACATAAAAATAGAGAAAATGATACAAACAGGATACAAAAAAACCCCAAAAAACCCCAGACGAGTTATGAGTGTATAAATTGTAATAAGACATATAAATATAGTTCCGGATTATATAGACATAAAAAAAAATGTATTGACCATGAAAATAGCGCTAGTTTGAATTATCAATTATCATTATCAAAAGAATTAATATTGGAAGTAGTAAAGCAACAGCAAAATCAAATAAAAGAATTGACCGATACAATAAAAGAATTAATTCCAAAAGTTGGAAATAATATTACAACAACCAATCAAAAATTTAACATTCAGGTTTTTTTAAACGAAAAATGTAAAGATGCAATAAACATGAGTGATTTTATTAAATCAATAGAAGTTAGTTTACAACAATTAGATTATATAAAACATAACGGACTAGTAAATGGATTAAGTAATGTAATTATAGAAAATATGAATAAACTAGGATTATATCAAAGACCAATTCATTGTACGGATATAAAGCGCGAATCATTATATATTAAAGACGATGATAATTGGGAAAAAGATACAAATAAAGAAAAAATAAAAAGAGTTATTAAAAATGTATCAACAAAACAATTTTATGCATTAAGTAAATGGACAAAAGAAAATCCAGATTTTCAAAATAATGAAAATAAGCAGAATTATTATACACATACATTAGTAGCAATAGCAAATAATAAGCAGCATAATGATGATAAAATAATACGGAAACTATGCACAAGTAGTTATATTAAGGAATAATAAATCATTAATATGGGATTGGGTATTACATACCCTGGGTAATGGTATAAAAAAACCCATACTATTTTAATAAAATATTTATTATGTATTGACATAATAAATAATTTAATATATTTCATAAATGACTGCTATTTGTTTAAAGATACTAAAAAGATACAAAAAACCCCATTTGGTAATTTATCCTATTATAATATTTTTTAATTCATCAAAATATTTTTTATCATTGTCTGATCCGGATTCTTGTTTCTTAGTTATCAAATAACGGGAGAGACATTTATGAAAACAATCAAAATAATCATAACTAAATAATAACTGAAATAATGCCGAATTATTATTTTCTATAACAAAGGCAAAATTTGTATTTATATATTTCTCTTTTAATGCTAATAAAATAATATCAATTTCATAATAATTTTGTAAAAAATAGAAAATTTTTTCTATATGATTGGATATAATAATTTCATCATAGTTATTAATATTTAATGCTTGTAGTATTTGTATTTGATAACATAAAGTTTGATAATATTCACCATCCATTTTTTTATAAGTACATATAAATTCAGTATTATAATTAATATTTTTTATATTGTTATAATACTCGTTTAAGGAATTATTATTTAAGGACATTAAATATATAAAATAATAATTATATATTTAAATAACAATTATATAAAATAACAATTATATAAAAATAACAATTGTTTAATTCAATAAAACAAGTACGATGCTAAACTTTTACTGCGTATTATCTTGATTGCGGGCAAATTCTCGGGCACTCATGCCTCCTCTTTGCCAACCTTTCATAGCATCGTCTTCTATTTTATAAGCACTATTTGAAACAGATTCTTTGATAGAATCAATTAATGGATAATTTTTATAGTCCGAGAAAGACTGCTCCATAGTATTATTAACAGTTTTTTTATTTAATTCAAATTGACCTGTTTTTAATTTAAATTCCATATCACAATCTCCTAAACCTTTTCCTAAATAGGGAACCGTTAAAAAAGGTCTAGATACTAATGTTAATTTACATGCTGGTCGTGAAATATGGGTATATTTTAAGTCATTGTTTGCTTCAATTTCGCAACCTTTAATACCTCCTTCATGGGAACCCTTATAAAAAACATATGGTTGCGCTAGCGCGAAATCTTGAGCTTTAGACATTGGACAAGCAGGATAATAATTTTCTAAATTATAGTTGGCATTATTTACATTTTGAATATTGCGTTGATCAATTGCTGGAGAATCATTGCCTATTCTAGACATTGAGTCAAAAATATATGGAAAAGCAATTGTTGAAGTCATTTATAATAATTTAATATATTATTTTTTTGCTTTATTAAATATATTAATAA